GAAAAAGCAAAGAGTATAGCAAGAGGAATAGGAAATGCTATAAAAAGTGCATTAGGTATCAATTCACCTTCAAAACTTACTACATCATTTGGTCGATTTATCGGTCAAGGGTTGTACTTAGGTATGGACAAAGAAGAAACAAATGTATTTAATTCGGCTAAAAGCCTTAATAATTCAGTTCTAAAAGGAATTAACAATTCAGATATTTCAGTAGATAAAAATGTTGAAGTTGATATTTTCGCAGACTTTAAAAATGCAATGGGAACAATGCTTAATTCTTTAGCAAACACGAAAAATAATGCACTTTCAGGTTCTGGAGACATTATACTTCAAATCGGCGATACAGAGTTTGGACGTTTTGCTATAAACAAAATCAATGAAGAACAAGAAAGAGCAGGAATGACTTTATTAAAAATATAAGATAAGGGGGATAGGTAATATTATGTTAATTTTAAATGGGGTAGTAGTACCTACCCCTAAAAGTATGTCAATTTCTATAAATGATATAGATGCAGAAACAGGAAGAAATGCAAACGGAACTATTGTAAGAGATAGAGTGGCAGTAAAGAGAAAAATTGAATGTGAATGGGGAATGCTAACACAGGAAGAAATGCAAACACTTTTAAATGCAGTAACACCTATGTTTTTTAGTGTAAAATATATCGATCCACAAACGGGAACTACTACTAAAACTATGTACGTAGGAGATAGAACCGCTCCCGTTTACAATTTCAATAGTAAATTTAAACCTTGGTCTAGCCTTAAAATGAATTTTATTGAGAAGTAGAGGTGTTAGTATATGATTAATATGTCTGATACATTTAAAAGCAAAATATACTCATCTGAAAGGTATTTAAAGGCAAATGTATTAATAAATGATGTGGATTATGAAACAGATATAATAAAAGATTTTAAATACCACAGTTCGATAGCTAGTAACTCTTTTGCAATAGGTTCAACAAATGCTAGTACTTTTGAAATTACTTTAAATAAATTAGTAGAAACAATAGAGGAAAATCACGAAGTAAAGCCCTATATCGATATTATTGGAGCTGAAAAGATACCTTTAGGAGTTTTCTATATTCAAGAAATTAAAAGAGACAGAAATGCAAAAGTAACTAAAATCAAATGTCAAGATAAAATGATTTATCTTAATAAGCTATATACAACGGATTTAGCCTTTCCAGCTAAAATACGAGATGTAATTCAAGATATATCAGAAAAAGTAAAAATGGACTTTGTTCCTACTCATATAAGCTACAACAAAGAAGTAACAAAGCCTGAAAAGGTAAGTTATAGAGAGATGTTGAGCTATCTTGCACAGATAGAAGGTTGTTTTGTTGTCTTTGATAGATACGGAAAACTAGAGTTTAGAAAGTTCAACAGAACTCAAGAGAAGATAACGAAGAATAACTATTTTTTGAGCGGTTTAGTTGTAAATGATGTGGAATACAAACTCAACGGAATTACTGCAGATTTAAAGAATAAAGAAAAAACTATTTTAGCAAGTGGATCAGCTGTAGGAAATCAAATAAATTTAGTTAATCCACTAATGAAACAAGACTATTTAGATGAAGTATATAACTACTTAAAACAATTCATCTTTAAGCCTTATATAGTGAATTGGCAAGGAAATCCCGCTCTTGAGGTTGGAGACTTTGTTCAAGTTGAAGTTGCTAATGGACAATATATTGGAGTACCAGTTTTAGACTTACAATTAAATTTTTCAGGTGGATTAAATTGTAAAATGTCTGCAGATGTAAAAACATCCACGTCCACATCTTATGAATACAAAGGCACCTTACAAAAACAGATTGAATTTTTAAATGCAAGAGTTGGAGCGGACGGAACGACGATTTACGCTGATACTAAAGAACCTAGCAATCCAAAAGAGGGCGACACTTGGTTTAAACCTAATGGAGCTTATACAGACTTATATATCTACGAAAAAGGAAAGTGGGTTAAAAAAGTTTCTACAGGAAATGCTGAAGATTTAGTAACAAAAATAACCACAGATGAAGTTCTAGCTCCTAAACTTTCTGCAGGTATAGCAAAAATTATTGAATTAGATGCAAGTAGAATTACAACGGGTTACTTACATGCGGATAGAATAAAAGCGGGTTCAATCACTGAAAATATGATAAGTGATGAGACTAAAAAGAAGATAGTTACTAAAGAAGAATATAACGAGCTTGTCGCAGATAACAAAAAATTCAAGTCTGAAATAGGTCAAGCTATAACAAAAGAAATTGACAAAGTAAAAGTTGGAGCAAGAAACCTTTTAAAAAAATCATCTACTTTAGATAAAACTAAATGGCAGAAGTGGTCGGCTACAAATATTGAACACACTGAAATAACGGATAACGACGAGTGGCGAGATTGTCAAGCGGTTAAATTTTTAGGAATTGATAATGCGATAACTTCAAAAGTAAGAGGCTACTACTTACTAGATACAGTAAAATTTGAAAAAGATAAGACTTACACTTTAGGCTTTGATGTAATAAACTTATCAGATTTTGATATAAATTTCGCTGTAGATAAAGTAAAGCTATCTAAAAAAGTAGAAGTTAAAGCAAAAGAAAATAAAAGAGTTGATATAACTTTTAATAGAAAAGACTTTGACGAGATTATGATTGCGGTTGAAACAGAACTTAATCAAAATCCCGTTTTTTGTGTAAAGAACGTCAAAGTTGAAGAAGGAAACAAATCTACAAGCTGGACACCTGCGATTGAAGATTTAGAAGAAATAGACAAGCAATTAAGTAATGCTATTGAGTACTTATCAAGCGATAATAAAGACTTACTCAAAAAGTATGAAGGGCTTAATCTTGAAAATGCAAAAATAAGACATCAATTAAGCACAGCACTTAAACAGACTAGAGATGAGTTTTTATTTCAATTCAATAATTACAAACAGCTATTAGATGAAACGGGAAAGGTTATGGAACAACGTTTCAATGACTTTTCAAGATATATCCGTTTTAAAGCTGGAAATATTGAGTTAGGTGATATAAACAGCCCTTTTAAAGCCTTAATCACTCACGAAAAAATCAGCTTTCTAAAGGGAGATGTTGAGGTGGCTTATATGTCTAACAATAAATTGTACATTACAGACGCTTATGTAATAAATTCTTTAAGAATTGGAAACTTTGAATTTTCAGTACAAGAAAACGGAAATTTAAGTTTTAGAAAGGCGGTGGATTAATGGCACTTTCAGGAAGTTATCAAGAGACTTTTAATAACGGATACACAGTCAGGACAGAGTGGGAAGCTAGTCAAAATATTGACGGCAATTATAGTGATTTAACAATCACACTACATCTTAATTGTCGAAGCAATTATGACCTATATATTGGGTCAAGAACTCATACTGTATACGTCGACGGTTCAGGTTATGACATCACATCTTCAAGAATTTCAACTGGTGGTGGTACTACAATCACGCTTGGAAGTTTTGATAAAAGAATTTATCATAACAGCGACGGAACCTGCAACGTTGACTTGTCAACCACTCTTGACATAAGAGCAAAAATACACGGCTCACACGTGGGCAGTGTTGACGGCGGTTCTGATACTATAACTCTTGACAGAATACCGCGAATGTCAGTAATCACCGACAAAATGGATGGGTCAAGAGAGCTAGGGAGACAACATACTATCCACATCAATAAGTTTTTAAGTGGAAATATTACTCACACAGTATGGTATATCATTTACGGAGAAGATGAAAGTAAAACTAGTGGTTGGCACTATATTGCTAAAAACACAAAAGATTTAGACTTAACTTTTACATCAACTACACAACATATAGAGTTACAGCCGAACAGCGGTACTATCTATATGGATATCGGTATAGATACGTATAAAGACGGAAAGAAATTCGGTGAGACAACTTATAATAAACGTTGGTATATGCACGTTCCGTACTCTATAAAGCCTATTATCAAAGATATTCAAGTTTTAGAAGCGGACGACAAGACAAAAGGATTAGGCGTTTTCGTTGAAAATCATAGTAAATTTAACGTTATTACAACCGCAGAAGGTAACAAAGGTTCAACTGTAAAAGATGTCAAAGTTACTGTTGCAGGACAAACCTTGTGGGGTGCTAATGCTACATCAAAAGAAGTAACAGGAAACGGAAATGTTACAGTAACAGTCGCTGTTACAGACAGTAGAGACAGAATTTCTACAGATACAAGAACTGTAAAAGTAGAGCCGTACGCTTTACCTAGTATCTTAAAATTTTCGGGATATAGACTAGAAAAAGACGAAAAGACAGTTACAATGACTAGAAACTTTAAGATGTCTAGTATAGCCGAAAAAAATACTTGCAAGTGGAAGATAGAAAGGCGTTTAGTCGATAGTAGTAACTGGACTACAATTCTTGAAGGTACAGATAAAACTTTAAACTTAAATGCTTTAGCTTATGATGTCAATGTAAATTTTGAGTATGAATTTAGGCTTACAATTACAGACTACTATACTTCGGCTACACAGAGCTTTTATATCGGCTCAAGTTTTAGACTTATTGAAGCTCATAACTCGGGGACGGGACTTGCGGTCGGACAGATAGCAAAAAGAGCCGATTTTTTTGATATAAACTTAAAAACGGCTTTTCATAAAGGAATTGAAGTAGAGGACTGGACTAAAATGCACCTTTTCAATGAAACAAAACCTTACGATTATGACAACGAACTAAAGTACTTTAAAGACCCATTCGGGGTAGTTCACTTGCAGGGAGTCGCAAAAGGGACAACGTCGGAGTGGTTTTTAAGAATTTTAAGAGAAGATTGCCGACCCGAAAAAGATTTATTAGTTTTTGTACCCTGCACAGGTAACAAGTCGGCTACTTTAAGAATAAGAAAAGACGGAAATATTCTTATAGAAAACCGCTCTGAAATCAGCACAAATTGGGTTTCAATCGACGGAATAAGTTTTAAAGCGAAGGAGTAAAAAGATGAAGTTAAAAGAAATAGAAAGTAAAAAAACGGAAATTGAAAAAGAAGTTTTAAAAACAGAACAACAGCTTGATACTTTAGTTGTTGAGATTGCTACTTTAGAAGCTCAAATAAAGAGCAAAAATCGTAAAGTAATGGACTTGACAGAGCAAATTTCAAGTAAAAGGTCCGAATTAAGAAAGTTAGAAATAGCGAAAGAAATTATATTGACACCTGCTCAAAGTGAAAATGGAGAAGAAGAACCGGAGAAGCCTCAAAAGTACGAAGGTTTTAAAGCTAATCACAAGTACATCAAAGGCAACAGGTTCAAAGAAAGTAACAGACTTTACGAAGTGGTTTACGACCACACGTCAGATGAAAAGTTTAACAAGTTAGCTACAAATAAATATCAGTTGATTGATGAAGATACTTTAAAGCCAATAAATGATTGGTCATTTACTAAAACTTATAATAAATTTGATAAAGTTTTGTATCAAGATAATATTTATTCATCAAAAATAGATAATAATACTACAAGTCCACGAAATAACCCTGAAAATTGGTTTAAAACAGATTAATTTAAGTATTTTAGCCATACCATAGCATTAAAAATTAAAAATAATGCAAAATAGAGGGTATTTCGGGCGATTTGTGTATATTTCAACGTTTATAGAAAGGCGGTAAAAAAATGTGGATTTAAGCAGTGTATCAGTCAGTTTAAACTTAAATACAATCTCAATTAGCTTAAGTATCATCTGTAGCGGGATTGTAATTGCAAGAACAGTAGTAAAACCTCTTAAAAAAATACTCACTTTACAAGAACATCAAAACGACGGAATAAGATGTCTTTTAAGAAAAGATATTTTAGAGCTTGTAACTTGTGTAAATGAAAGAGGTTTTATTTATGATGATGAGTTAGAAGTATTGAGAAAATTGTATATAAATTATACAAAGTTAAAAGGCAACGGAATTGTAAAAAAGGCAGTTGAAAAAGTTTTTGAATTGCCAATAAAAAATAGATAGGAGAACAGAAAATATGAAAAACTTAAATTTAAAAGTCAGATTAAAAAACAAAACATTTATCATCACAATGCTAACAACTATAATAGCTTTTGTATATCAAATGCTAGCACAATTTGAGATAGTGCCAAAAATAACTCAAGACCAAACAATTCAAGTGCTAATGCTAATTGTAAATATTTTAGCAGGGTTAGGAATATTAGTTGATCCTACAACAGATGGGGTCAAAGACAGTGAAAGAGTTTTAAACAAGAAATAGATTGAAAGGGGCTTTATATAGCCCTTTTTGATTTTTGTTAAGGAGAAAAAATATGAAATTAGATTTTTTAAGTAGAATGTATCAAGAGTATAACGAACTTGATACAAAAATTATTAAGCTTGAAAAAGCTTTAAAAACGAAAGAACTAGACAAAAGAGAAAAAGAGCTTTTAATTAACCAAAAAGAACATATGAAGGCTTATAGAGAAACTTTAAATCAAAGAATTAACTATACTAAAGAAAAGTATAGTAATCTTTAAAGGAGTATGATTATGAAAATAGAAAGACTTATTGTACCAGATGCAGTATCTAATCGTGTGAGTTTTGGAAGAGGTAATCCTCGAAACTATTTGACTATTCACCAAACGGGAAACACAGACCCTGGTGCTAATGCAAAAGCACACCACAACTTACAAGCACGTTCTGGAATTGGTTATGGTTGGCATTGGCAAGTTGACGACCACGAAGCTATACAAACTCACGACCACGATTTCAAGATATGGAATGCGGGAGACGGGCGAGGAAAAGGAAACACAGAAAGCATAAGCATAGAAATTTGTGTAAATTTAGACGGCGACTATAATCAGTCAGTCGAAAACGGAGCAAAACTTGCTGCATTGATACTTAAAGAAGAAAATATAGATATTAGTAAAATGGTTCAACATAATTACTGGACAGGAAAAAATTGTCCAGAACAAATCAGAGCTTGTAAAAATGGTATTTGTTGGAGCCATTTTGTAGAAAAGGTAAGAGGTTATCTAAACGGAAGTAACGAGCCAATTGGTTGGCGATATGAAGAAGAAACGGGCAAATGGTGGTATAGACTACCAAACGGAGATTATGCGAAAAATAGTTGGTCTAAAATCAATGGCGAATGGTATTACTTTGATAGTGAGGGCTATGCTTATTGTGAAAAATGGTTGAAATATAAAGGCGAATGGTATTACTTTGACAAAGATTGTAAAATGCTATGCGAAGAATGGTTGACTATTGGAGAGGAAACATTCTACTTTAACGATTGGGGAGTTTGCGACCTCAATTATGTTAGAAATATTGACGGAAAGCAATATGCTTTCAATGAACGTGGGGCATTAATTAAGGATAAAATAATTAAAGAGAATGGATCTATTGAAAATAAATAAGGGAGCTTAATTGCTCCCTATTTTTTTTATTTATATTTATTCATAAATTTTGAATAATTATTCAACAAAAAATATGACAATGGTTTTATATTTGTTTGCCTATTGTTTGCCTATTTTTAACAAAATATATAAAGTTATATAATGTTATATAAAAACTCAATAAAAAAGTTCTTGAAAATAAGCCATTTTATAAACTTATATAACAAGAACTTTTGATTGGTGGAGATGGTGGGTGTC